CAAGGTGTGTATGCTTAAGCGGGTGGTTATAATAATGTTGCAAGTGATTCAAAAGTTTATTTTATACAAGAAGGTTCAGATAATAAGTATGAGATTTATTTTGGTGATGGTGTTGTAGGTAAAAAATTATCAGATGGTAATATTATTATATTAGAATATGTTGTAACTAATACAGTAAATTCAAATGGTGCTTCAAAATTTTCATTATCAGGAAACATTGGTGGATTTAATAACGTAACTATAACAACTGATTCAAATTCTCAAGGTGGTGCAATTGCAGAAACAAATCAATCAATAAAATTTAATGCACCTTTACAATATGCCGCTCAAGATAGAGCAGTTACAGCAACTGATTATGAAACTTTAGTTAAATCAATTTATCCAAATGCATTATCAGTAAGTGCGTGGGGTGGTGAAGATGATGAAACTCCACAATACGGTGTTGTAAATATTTCAATTAAAGCAAAATCAGGAACAGTATTATCAGATACATCAAAAGCAGATATTGTAACTCAATTAAAACCATTTAACGTTGCTTCAGTAAGACCAGTTATAAAAGATCCAGAAACAACTTCTGTATTAATTACTTCAAATGTTAAGTATGACGCAAAGGCAACAGCAAAAACTGCTGATACTATAAAAGCAGATGTTATTGATTCATTAACAACTTATAATGCTTCTACTTTACAAAAGTTTGACGCAGTATTCAGATATTCAAAAGTTACAGGTTTGATTGATAGTGCTGATACAAGTATTTTATCAAACATTACAACTGTTAAAATTAGAAAAGATTTCCAACCATTAATTAGTACATCAGCAAAATATAGTATCTATTTTAGAAATGCATTATATAATCCACACTCTGGACATATGGCAAGTTCAGGTGGAATATTAACTTCATCAGGATTTAAAGTTGATGGTAATGATAACGAATGCTTTTTTGATGATGACGGCGCAGGTAATGTAAGATTATATTATCAGGCAAGTGGAGTAAAATCTTATTTAAATTCAACACAAGGTACTATTGATTATTCAACAGGTGCATTAACACTTAATTCAATGAACATTGCTAGTATATCAAATATTGATGGTGCAGTTTCAACAGTAATAAGATTAACTGTAGTACCAAGTTCTAATGATGTTGTTCCAGTTAGAGACCAAATTGTTGAAATGGATATTGCAAATTCAAAAATAACAGTTACAGCTGATAGTTTTGTAGGAGGAAGTGCTGAGGCAGGTGTCGGATACACAACTACTTCCAGCTACTAATGACTAATGGCAAAGTTTACTGATAAAATCTCAACAATACTTTCGGGTCAACTACCTGAATTCGTAGTTAGCGAACACCCAAAGTTTGCTGAATTTCTTAAAGTCTATTATCAATTACTAGAGTCCGCTGAGTTATCAGTAACTTCTGTTAAATCTACAGAAGGTATTTTATTAGAATCAGAAACAGACCAAGCAAATAATTTAGTTTTAAATTCAAGTGCTGTAGGTAGTTCAAGAACATTACTTGACGCAGGTGATAAAATTATTTTTGAAATTTATTCTGGTTCTGAATATGGAAAATTTACTAGAGGTGAAACAATTACAGGACAATCTTCTGGTTCAACTTCTGTTGTATTAACAGAAGATTTAGATAATGGACGTTTATTCATAAGTGCTAACAGTAAATTTATAGATGGTGAAATAGTTGTAGGTGGTAGTTCAAATGCATATGCAATAATAAATAATTATAGACCTAATCCAGTAAATAATATTGCCGACCTAGTTAACTTTAGAGATCCAGATAATGTAATTAGTAATTTCTTATCAAATTTTAGAGATGAATTTCTTGCAACATTACCAGATAAGTTAGCAAACAAAGTTGATAAAAGAAATCTTATAAAAAATGTTAAATCACTTTATCGTTCAAAAGGTACGAATAGAGGACACGAAATATTTTTTAGAGTATTATTTAATGAAGAATCACAAACGTTTTATCCTAGAGAACAATTATTAAGAGTATCAGATGGTAAGTATGATACATTAAAAGTATTAAGAGCAATTAGTGATATTGGCGATACAGCAGAATTAGTTGGAAGAACAATTACTGGTGCAGACAGTTTATCATATGCAATTATTGAAAATGTTAATAAGTATCAAATTGGTGCGGATACAGTTACAGAATTTATTTTAAATAATGATTCTATTCAAGGTACATTTCAAATTGGTGAACAAATACAAGGTACTGCTTCAGATGAAGACGATTGGTATATTAAAGCAACTGTAACAGGAATACCAGGAACAAAAATACTTACAAATGATGGAACATTAAATGAAACTACTGATACAGTTAAAGTTATCGCAGGTGGAGTTGGAGCTATATTTAATATTGAAGAAATTGGTTCAGGTGGGTTAACAGATATAGTAATTACTAACAAAGGCGCAAATTATTCAGTTGGAGATAAATTAGTATTTGATAATAGTGGAACAGGTGGTAGGGATGCCGCTGGATTTGTAAGAGTTATTAATGGTGGTATTGCAGGTGAAGATTCTGACCAAATAGTTTTAGAAGATGGTACTAATGCAGGTGACCAATATTTTGGTAATAGTATTATGCAAGAAAAAGATACAGGTAATGGAACAATTGAAAAAATATTTTTAACTTATGGTGGTACAGGATATACTTCTTTACCTACTGTAACTATAACATCACCAGGTGGTTCAACTGGAACTGTAAATGCGTGGGGTGATGAGATTGGAAGAATTACAGCATTAAAAACAGTTGAGTTAGGAAAAAAATATCAAGACGCTCCAACTCCTCCAATATTGGCATTTTATAATAGTGCTGTATTATCAGGTGCAATAGGAAACTTTACAGTAGGATCATCTTGTACAACACCTAGTGGACAAGGAACAATTGTTTCATTTAATTCTAATACAAACATATTAAGAATAAAAGATATTACAGGAACATTTACAGAAGGTCAAGTATTATCAGCAGATTCAGGTGGTTCAGGAACTATTGCAAAAAATGATCCTGCAACAGCAACAGTTAATGTAGTTTCAGTTGCAGATACAGATGGAAAATTTATTAATGAAGATGGTAAACTTTCTGAAATAACAATGAAAGTACAAGATAGTAAATACTATCAAGATTTTTCTTATGTATTGAGAGTTGCTAGTTCTATTGCAGTATGGCGGGATGCATTTAAAAAGACAATGCATACAGCAGGATTTTATTTTACAGGTCAAGTAGATATTATTAACACACTAGACGCCAGAGGAAGATTACCATTAGTTGGTGCTGTTTCTGGTAGAACAGAAGTTGAAATACCATTAATTGCAATTCTTAATACTTTATTCTCGGTTATATTTGGTAGAAGATTAGGAACAATAGATGATGGAACATCTTTAAGAGCAAATGCTCTTGAATCAGGTTCAATTGATTTAGACCATAATACAATTGAACATTTTGCTGCTAATCAAAGAGATATAACTTTAAATAGAGCTGGAATAGATTATGATTATTTAAGTAGAAAACGGTCAACAATAGGTGGTCAAAGTGTTAGAACTGGTCACGCATATGGTGGACCTCGTTGGGGAACACTTAACAAATACGCAACTACTGTATTTGCAAATGATCCAGGATATACATTTAGAGCATTCAATGAATTAAAAGTATTTGGAACAAGGACTAGTTTAGATGGACAAAGTGGAATATTCTTAATGTCTTCAGACGCTAATGGAAAAAACGTTAAGATGATGACTGCTTTTCCTTCAGTAATTACATTTAACCAAAATGACTTCAGTAATACAGTTGTAAGGTGGGATGATGAAGGACCACTTTTTGATGATACAACACCGTAAAAGATTATAAATAGTAAAGTAATTTAAAGGAAGAAATGGCTAAACAATCAATATTTTTAGGAACAGTATCCAATGATGGAACAGGTACTAACCTGCGTGGTGGTGGTAGTATCATAAATCAAAATTTTGACGAAATCTATACAGCGATAGGTGATGGTAGTAATCTAACAGGTTATATTACTATTGAAGATACTAGTTCTACTGTAGATACAGTAAATCTTGGTGAAAAATTACAGTTCATTGGTTCTAATGGTATTATAACAACCGTTGGTAATAATGAAGTTCAAATAGCAATAGACGGTACAGTTCTTACAGAAACATCAGCAGATACATTAACAAATAAATCAATTGATTTAGCAACTAATACTATTACAGGAACAACAGCAAATTTTAATACTGCTTTATCAGATGATGATTTTGCGACAATTGCTGGTACAGAAACTCTTACAAATAAAACTTTAACAAGTCCAGTTATTAACACACCAACAGGTGATGTTGCAACTAAAGACGGTACACAAACTCTTACAAATAAAACTTTAACAAGTCCAGTTATTAACACACCAACAGGTGATGTTGCAACTAAAGACGGTACACAAACTTTAACAAATAAAACAATAGATACTGGATCAAATTCAATTACAGGTTCTTTATTCACTATCGCTGATGATACATCAACAACGTCTTCCATAGTACAAGGAGATACTTTAAAATTATCTGGTGGTACTGGTATAACAACAACTACAACTGGTGATACAGTTACAGTAGCCGCTTCAGGACTTACAAATGCTTCATTAAGTGGTAGTGCAGGAATTACAAATGCTAATTTAGCAAATGATTCAGTTACTATCGGTTATACAGCAATTGAATTAGGAACAAGTGCAACAACAGTAAATGGATTATCAATAACTGGTTCATCTTATATAACAATTAATGGACAAGGATCAGCAATAAGATTTAATTATCCAAACTTTGCTAGTTTTCCAGCAGCAGCAACTTATTCAGGTTCGCCTGCTTTAGATGAAGCATTACTTAAACCTTATATCGCAACAGCGTCAGGTTGGGTAAATTTATTAACAGAAAATGATGGTGTTGATAGACACTCAAATGTTAATATAACAGGAATTACTAACGGTCAAGGAATGGTTTGGAATTCTTCAACAACAAGATTTGAACCTGGTTCAGTTGGTGGTTCTGGTGCATTTACAGCGGGTTCTGCTTTAGACCAATTAAATGAAAGAATTTCAGACGTACAATATCTTTCTTACCGTTCTTCTCATAATACTATTATTGAAACGCTTCCAGTAACCGTAGCAACTAAAACAACAGCGCATTATTATTATGGTACTGGACATTCATCAGGATTTTTAATAGATGGAGATGAATCTCCACTATTACAATTAGCACCAGGTAAATGGAAATTTGACCAATCAGATTCAACAAACGTTGGTCATCAAATGAAAATTTATAGAGATTCAAATAAAACAATTGAATATACAACTAATGTTACCGTTAACGGTACAGCAGGAAATGCTGGTGCATATTTACAAATAGAAATTACAGAAGATACACCTTCTTTACTTTATTATCAATGTGAACCACACGGAGGTATGGGTCACGCTATTGAAGTTCAAGGTGGAAGAAGAAATGTAATTACAAATAAATCACTTGTTGCAGATGGTTCAACAACAGGATTTACAATTCTTTCTGGAAGAATAGTAGATGATATTTTAGTTTTTGTAAATGGTATTTGTTTAGTGCCAACAGACGATTATACAATTTCAGGAACAACATTAACTTTTATAACTGCTCCTAATAGTGGTGCAGAAATAGTAATAAGATATTTAGGATAAACAAATGGGAACTAAAACTAGAAGTATAGCAAATAATTTAACGACAACTCTTGGTGGTGAAACAAATTTACAACCAGTTAAGTCGGATATAAGTGCTTTGGCTTTAAGAGAAGCAACTAACGAATCAAGTGCCGCTTTTAATTTGCCAAATCAACATATTGATACCTTCGCAACAGATACTTTAGGAACTAAAACACAGGTTGCTCTTACATCTGGTTATA